TTCATCAAAGATAAATTTAAACACAAACTTAAAAAAAATCCTTTATTTTTATTTTTTTATGATTACAACTCAGGAAACTGAGTAAAAATAATTTTAAATAGTTATGAGTGTATAATGAGAGATGAAATATAATCAACTACATAATTTACAACATTATGAAGGAATATGTACTGAATGTCAATCAAATGAATTACTAATTGATAGTTTACATGGTTATGTATTCTGTGCAAATTGTGGTTTGATTTATTAAAAAAATCCCATCCCAAAAAAAAAAAAAAAAAAAAAAATAATATAGAAAGGTGAAAAATATGGAATTTGATAATAAAACTATACTAATCTCTGGACTTGTACTTGGATCAATCGTAGCAATGTATCTCAGGTATAATGATATAGCATTAGCTATCGTTTCAGGTCTTGTAGGTTATCTTTCAAAAGATGCTATTACAGTAAATAAAAACAATACAGATGACTCAGAAGTTTTAATGGATGATACTAATGAAGACTCTATCTGAAAAACTTGAAGCAGCAGGTTACCATAAACTTTTTTGGATCAAAAATTATTTCAAAACAGTTTTAACCAGTACTCTTATCAGCTCAGGTGTAGGTTTAATTATCACTGGTGAACTTACACGAATGAAAAATCGTGGATGGTCTTCAACTGAATTACAGTTAGGAGTATTGTGTATAATTGCAGCTGCAATTGGCACATACATAATAGACAAATACTTATCAAAAAAAGAAAAAGAAAAAGAAGCAATAATAGAAGAACATATTAACGAAAAAGCAGAGGAAATAGCAGAACATAAAATATTATCAGCTATGGAAAAACTAGATAAACCTTAATAATAATGAACAAATCTTCAACAATAGAAGTACAATAATGAAAAAATCAATTCATGTCTAATTGGTCCCTTAACTTAAAATAGGGTTCAACGTGATAATATGTTTATATCAAGATTAAAAGATGAAGAAGGTGAAGAAACTGATTTAGCTATGAATACAAGGTGGGCATACTGTTTATTCAAAGCAGAACATATTGGAGAAGAAACCACAAGAGAAGATTTCATTAATTGGTGTCAAGAAAAAATAGAAAATGGTCCTTTTGTGCTTGATAAAAAACCTAACAAATCTAGTCTCAAAAGATGGTATCATAGATGGTCACATGAAGAATCAGCACTTCAATACATACTCCATATAATTGAAGATACTCTTTCAAAATCTGATGACAAATACAAAATCAATATCCTAGAATTAATAATCGATGATATAAAATTTATTCAAAAATTATATGATGAAAGAAAAAAAGTATTTGAAATATCATTTGAAAGTCCAAAAGAGAGATACTTAATTTTAAATCATATAGAAAATGCTATTTCTACAATAGAAAAAAGAATAAGGGTTAGATTAGGATTACCTACTAGTTACAATAACACTAAACAGGAAATCCAAGGTGACATGAATATCAATAAACCCGGTGAAGAAAATATTAATAATCTCAGTGATGATGATTTAGATTTAATTTTATCAGCTAATGATGATGAAAATGAAGAATTTTTAGATAAAATATGAGAATCAATTATGATGAATTAGAATTAACAGATAAGCAGAAAACTATTCTCAAGAAAACAATATTTCAGAATAAGTACATTCCAGTAGATCCTTATAGAAAACAATTATTTGCTATTGCAGATACTAGTAAAAGAAAGCTTATTGGTGGAAGTGCTTATAGTGGTAAAAGTATTCTTGGTGCAGTACTTGCTTTACAACATTACAATGTACCTAATTACAGGTGCCTTATATTGAGGTCCACATATGATAATGTAATTGCAACTGGAGGTATTGTTGATTATATTGATGAATGGATGAGTGAATTTCCTGAAGTGGAACATAACCAATCCAAAAGATGTTTCATTAATACTGAGAATAATGCTAAAATTTACTATTCATATATGTTCTTAGAGAAAGATAAAGAGAAGTTTAAGTCAAGAGCTTATCATAAAATCATTGTTGATGAAGCAAGTGAATTCTTTAAAGTTAATCTTCAATTTCTTAACCGTAGTCTACGTGGAACTAAAAGTTTGATGAAATTTCCATTGTCATTATATTACATTAGTAATCCTGCTGATGCTGACGGATCAATATATTTAAAAGAAAGATTTGTTGAAGGTCCTTTTCCTTTTTATGAAATGAATTTTTGGGATAATCCATACATTGATAAAAATGATTATCTTGAAAATTTACAGGAATTAAGTCATGCTGATTATCAATTTCAGATGGGTAATTGGGATTATGAAGTACGTTCTGGAGATGTTTTTGATTATGATTTAATTGATAATTGTACTATTAGTAAACAGGAATACTCTGAAATGTTAACAGAACAAGATGTGCTTCAACAAGTTATCACATGGGATGTTGCAGCTACAGAAAAAAGAACTTCAGATTATACTGCATGGAGTTTAGCAACTGTCTTTAAAGGTAAAGTTGGTGTGGTGCATAATCAAGAAAGTACTCAGAAAAGTCCAGGAAAATTAGAAAATAAGATGATGCAGATTATGGATAGATACTCAGAATATGATAATTGGATTGAAAGACAACCTGCAGCAGCAGGTAAAATTGTAGCTAACTATTGGCGTAAAGAATTCAATGATTATAATCCTACTTTTATTGATGTGCCTAAAAGTAAATTAATAAGAGCTGCACGTTCAGTAAGAGGAATGAATAAAGGAAAAATTTTATTTGTTAAAGGTAAATGGTTGAAGAAATTTAAAAAGCAAGCTGTAAAATTTCCATCTGAAAATGTAATTGTTGATGATGAATCTACTCATGATGATCGTGTGGATAGTGTAACTTTACTTCATGAAGGATTGTATCCACAAAATGATAAAACTATATTAAGAAAACGTAAAAGGAGATGAATATATGGTAAAAGTTGTCTCAAGTAATTTTCTAAAACAGGCAGTAATTAAAAGTGTGTTAAATGAATATGATGTTAAATCCAAAGAATTATCACGTGATGAATTAACCTATGGAGATGAAGTAATTGAACCTCCATATAATCCATACCAATTAGATAAACTTAGAGATGTTTCAGGTTTACATGATATTTGTATTACTGTAAAATGTGAAGATGCAATATTCACAGGTAAGAAAATTATTAGTAAAGAAGGTGTTGAAGTACCACCAGAATTAGAAAAATTGTTGAATAATTTTAGTTTTGATGAAGAAGTTGAATCATTCCTTGAAGATTTAGAAACATTTGGTTATGCAGGTTTAGAATTAATACGTGAAAATCAAGTATTAAAAGCTGTTAACTATATTCCAAGTTTGTACTTAAGAATGTGTCATGATAAAAAAAGAGTTAAACAGAAAATTAATGCTACAGAAACTTATTTTAAATTATATGACCCTCAAGAACCACGTGAATTAAATTACAAGACAGGTTTCTTTGATGATGATATCACAAATGATACTGTAGCAAATGAAATAATATGGTTTAACACTAAAAGTAGTGAATCTAAAGTTTATGGTAAACCACAATATCTTTCAGAACTAGATGCAATTATAACAGACAATGCAATTATTGAATATCAGCAAGGACATTTCAAAGCACATGGAGTACCAAATTATATTATAACAGTCACAGGTAGTATTGAAGAGTCTGAAGATTATAGTATGGATGACTGGGAAAAAGACCTTGAAGATGAATTCAAGGATATTTCAAATGAACCGGGAACTGCATTATGTGTTGTTATTCCATCTGATGAAAATAATGTAAATGTTAATGTAACTAAGATTGCTGATGAGAAAAAAGAAGGTAGTTTTCTAGAATTATCTGAAAGTGTAGCAGATCGTATTCGTCGTATTCATAGAGTACCTAGAGAAAGATTAGGCGATAGTGAATCATCAGGAATTGCAAGTAACAGAACAGAAATGTTACTTAAAAATTATTCAAAATCCACAGTTGGAACATTACAAAAGAGAATTGCTAATCTTATAAATAAAACTATTCTTGAAAATATTTTCCAAACTTCAGATCATAAAATTGAATATCTTCCTGCAAACTTTGATGAAGAAGATAAGTTATTAGAAAGAGGTATAAAATTATTACAAAATGGTGCTATGAAACTAGGAGAATTTATTAATCGTTTTGGTGAACCATTTGAACTAAGTATGGATGAATCAGATGAGTATTATAATGCAAGGTTTATGAATAATCAGTCTTTGGATACTGTTTTGTATGGTGATGACCCAGTTGATGCTGAAGGAAAATTAAATAGTATGATTAATGATTTAGATGAGGACATGGGTAAAGCTTATTTGGAAAAATATGATTAAGGATATAGTTTAATTTTGAGGATGTGTATTAATTTGTATACCTACCAACAACGTTTAGCATATGCAAAACGTATACAACAACTACAGCAAGCAGTAGTAATTAAAGACAATATTCACTTAACATACAAATATAAAAATCAAAATAAGGCTATTGCTAATGCACATTCACTTCAAGATAAAATCATTAAATCTATTGTTGATAATGCAGTTTCAGGTAATGCAGATTCCATTAAAAATATTGATTCCCAAGTAGAGAAATTATTAACTACAACTCTTGAAAATGAAAGAAAACGTATACATAATAAAAAGGATCATTATATTGATAATGCAGTAGAACAAAATAGTGCAAAGTATAGTAAAATATTAACAAACAGAATTAATCAAGAAGCATTTAAATTAGAATCAAAAATAGAATCTGAAATAAGAAGCGGAATACATAAAAAATTAACGGAAGCTGAAACACGACAAGAATTATTAAATAAATATGGAGATACAGGTAAAGCTAGAATTAAAAATATAATAAGAGATAGTATCCATACAAATGAATCAAATATTAGTTTTATTGATGCATTAAGTAAAGGCTATAATTACAAAGTATGGATGAATGGCAGAGGTAAAGGTAAAACAAGACCATGGCATAAAGCTAATATTATTACATCTGTCCCTATAGAAGAATACTTTGATATTTACGGTTCATATCATGCACAATTAATGTATCCTGGAGACCTTTATGGAGGAGCTGAAAATGTTGCAAATTGTAGATGTTGGTTAAGATATACAAATAAAATTCCAGGAAATCTTAAAAAGAAAATCGCATTTAATAGTAGGACAAGTTCCCAACTAAATAAATATAATAAATCAATGAACAAAGTGAAAACAAAAATCCAAGGAATGACTCACAATATTAAAAGCAAATTTTCAAAAGTTAAAGATAATATTAAAGATAAATTTAATTTATATAATAAAGCTCCGCAACTTTTGAAACCAAAACGAAATGAAAAAAAGGTATCAATTATTAAAGAGAAGTTATATAAAAATAAGTATGGGAAAAAATCAAAAATTATTCCTTATAAAGATATAGTTATTGTTCAGCAAGAACATGCATTTTATGTTGATATTCAAACAGTGAAAAGAGGGTATGATAAGTTACCCAAATCTATTAAAAAGTATGTGAAAAGAATTGTGATTAATGAAAAGTATCTTGGTGACGGGGATATTCAAGGTGCAGTACAATTCTTAAATTCTTCTGTGATAGAATTATACCCTACACTATATGCAGATAAATTCTTTTATGAGGAAGTAATATGGCATGAAGCAGGTCATGTTTATGATAATAGGCATATTAGATTGTTTAGTGTTTCTAAATCATTAAAATGGTGGCGTGCCGTTCGTGCAGATAAAAAATACATTAATAAACATAACTTTATATCACACGATGGTTTTGTTTCCAAATATGCTAAAAATTATTACAATGAAAATAAATTATTATTATATAAGAGGTATTCTGAGGATTTTGCTGATTCTGTTAGGATGTATATTTCTAAGGACCCTAATTTACAAATGTTATTTCCAAATAGATATAAATTATTAAAAAAAGTCTTAGGGGATGTTAATAATGTTTAAAGTCAAAGGTGATGATATTTTAGTTGAAGTAAAAAATTCATTAAATTCTAAAAAAATTTTAATTTATGTTGAAGAAGTTGAGGGGGGGTATATTGAAAGTTGTAAATGCTTTGCTACTCATTATATCGAACAAACATTAGATAATGACAATAACGTTATTGAAGAAAATATTAAAAGAAATCCTCATTATGTTGATTGGAAATATCCTAAAAAATATATGAGGTTAAGAGTTTAAAAATACAATATTGTTTTTATTTGTAGTTTAGGTGATAATATGAAAGTATTTTTAGGTGGAACATGTAATGGATCTACATGGAGAGAAAAATTAATTCCTAATTTAAAAATAGATTATTTTAATCCAGTTGTATCTGATTGGAATAAAGAAGCACAGTTAAATGAAATCAGAGAAAAAAATAAATCAGATTTTTTATTATTTGTAATCACTCCTTTAATGACAGGATGTTATGCCATTGCTGAAGTTGTGGATGCAAGTAATAAAAAACCTAAAAAGACAATTTTATGTGTTTTAGATGAGGATGGTATAAAATGGACAAAATCTCAAAGGGATTCGTTATCCGCCGTTGAAGATTTAATCCAGTCTAATGGAGCATATGTTTTCAATACTTTAGAAGACACAACATCCTTTCTGAACCAATATTATTAAAATTATTACAATTGTCAGAATATATATAATCGCTTTAGGAACTATTTTTTCAACTTTTGTAAGTTCATTATAATTATATAATTGCAATAAGTCCCATTCAATAGAAAAACCTTTTACAGGTAAATCATTCTCTATCTCATTAATCACATCAAATTTTCCACTATTTAATGTAGAGTATGATTTGATGTTTATTATCCATACATAATTAATAAAAATAAATATGATAAAAATAGCTATGATAATAACTGAAACACCAGTACTTATTTCATGTGTTGAGACTATTATCTGCAATATTGAAATTAATGAAGTAGTTAATATTACATAGAATTTATTCATATCATTTCTTCTACGATTACTAACTTCATCAGCCATTTTAACATATAATTTATATTGTTCAAAAAGAATTTTTTCATTGCCTTTGTCTTCGTCTAATAATTTTTTTAAAATTAAATCTTTATGATTAGTAGTCATAATAAGTCTTTTATTCCACCAATAATTGATGTGCTATTCCAGTTTACAAGTAAATCAGCATTATCTTGAATTTTTTCTGGAAGTCTTTCATTTCCACGAGGTTTTATTGCTAATATATTTTTACCATATTTTAATGCAGTATCAATTTCAAAATTAATCCAATATCTATTTTCTCTTGCAACATACATGCCTGCAATCACAATGAATAGTGATGATCCTTTAATATTATTTTCTATTTTTGTTTTAAGCTCACTATCGGTAGATGTATCTTTTGGATCATGAACTGGAATACTCATATTTTTCCAATTTATATCAGAGTCATCTATCCATTCTTCTATTTTATAATAATTTCCTTTATAATCCCAACAATGACTTATAAATAAGCGATATTCTTTATTTCTATCATATGCCATATTTTTCCCTCTTGTTAATTAATTTAGTTAATTGGTTGTTAGAAGTATCCAATACCCTTTAATTTTAATGGAAGATATTATTTATTAATACTTTCATAAGTGCATGTATTTTAATTAATCATTGCTTTTAAAACATTTCGAGTTTTTAAAACATGAAAGTAAATAAATCATAAATGCTTTACAATTTAATTATTATAACTATCATGATATATTAATATTAGTTTTTTTCACATGAAATTTTAAGGTCGAATTTATCCCATACCTGAAACAGATTTTAAAGCTTTCTTTTTGCAAAAACAGTATTTGGAGTTTGGGTTGTTGGGTGTATTCATGCCTCTAATTTTAATGGTGGGTGCGATTATTTTAATACTTCATGGTGGTAAGTATCATTTTAATTAATCATGCTTTAATTTATTTGATGGTGTTGACTACTTGTTTTTTGTTATGGTGGTTGATGTGTATCAAACACATAAGTTTTTTTTAAAACGCATTACACCCAATTAGAGGTTTTTAGTTTAAGTGTAATAGTAATTATATTTTTGAATTATGTATTTCCTTGAATAAATGTTCTAATTTTTAAGGTGCAATGCATTTTAAAAGACTTTGTGTAATGTTGTATTTAACAAAGATTATTCATCCTAAGAGGTATAAATTATTAGGACATTTAAATAATATGTGCTTTGATAGTATAAAAATATATGATAAAATAGATTATGGTGATGAGAATTTATTTGATAATTTAATTACTATGCTTGGAGAATAAAAAAGCGAGAATATTTTTCAGTTAATTTTAAATATAATGTCTGATAAATTATTTAAATGGTTTAATATTTCGTTTAGTTTTTTCTGTTTTTGTTTTCTATATATTTTGTTTAAGGGGGTGCAACTCCCCCTGTCTTGTACTATAAAAACATGTATTTTTTTCTTGGAGCTGGTTGGCTGGCTGGTGTATGGTGCTAAATGCAAATATAATAATAATATTTTAAATATGTAAATGATGTTTAAATGATATGTATGTTTTGCAAAGTTAATGCCAGTAAATTAATGGTTTATTGTATTATAATGAAAGCACTATTTAAGAATTTACTAAAAAGCTGTAACTATATACGGTTATTTTATGTTAAGTTTTCATGTTTTTATAGTTGAAAATTTCAAGGGTTGATTTTAATCCTTCTCTGAAAACGAATCCAGAGAGTTTATTTTTTCAAAAGTGGTTTTTGGGTGTTGTGTTGTTGGGTGTATTCCTAGCTTTAATTTTAATTGATGGTGTGATTATTTTAATACTGGTAGTGATAGGTATTATTTTAATTAGGTTAACTATTTAAAATATTGATAGGATTAACTAAATGGTTTTATGTTATGGTGCTTGATGGGTATCAAACAGCCATATATTTAAATGCATTGCACTTTGTTAGAATGTTTATAGTTTAAGTATAATAGGAATATATTGTTGATTTAAGTCCTTTGAAATAATATTCTAATTTTAAAGGTGCAATGCATTTTTTTTTACTA